CGCTGTTGCCACCTAACTCACCTTTCTTTAGATTCCAAGCCAACGAAAAGAAGCTTGCCGAGGACGAGACTCCACCTGAGTTAATGAGTGAGATCGAAGCATCTCTCCAAGCCCTTGAGGAGCTAGTGATGGATGAGGTTACCCGAGGTGCATACCGGGTTGCTCTTCACGAAGCCCTTAAGCATCTCATCATCACCGGTAACGCATTGTTATATCTACCGGATGAAGGAGGACTACGAGTCTTTCACCTCGACCGCTTTGTTGTCCAGCGTGACCCTATGGGTAATTTGTTATCTGTGGCCACCAAGGAGTCTGTTGCATTCAGCACTCTTTCGGAGGAGATACGCCAACGACTTCAACAACAAGATCCGAACCTTGCCGAAAGTGACGCTAAGGTGGACTTGTTTACATCTTGTAAAAGGAACGCCAAACACTGGGTGATCACTCAGGATGTTAATGGTGTAGATATTCCGTATGCTGGTGGTAAGGTAACAATGGACCGCAACCCGTTCATCCCCTTAAGACTTTCTAGGATTGACGGTGAAGCTTACGGACGTGGGTTCGTTGAGGAATACCTCGGTGACATCCAAAGTCTCGAAGCGTTGACCCGTGCTATTGTCGAAGGATCGTCTGCTGCTGCTAAGGTTCTCTTTCTTGTTAACCCTAATGGCACCACAAGAGCCCGGACGTTAGCTGAAAGCCCCAACGGTGCGATTGTCCAAGGCAACGCCGCTGATGTTAACACTCTCCAGCTAGATAAGTTCAATGACTTTAGGACAGCCCAGGTTACCATGGAAGCAATCAAGGACCGCCTTGGTGCTGCCTTCTTGTTGACCTCAGGTGTAGTCCGACAAGCCGAGCGTGTGACAGCCGAGGAGATCCGTATGTTATCCCAAGAGCTTGAGGCTTCCCTAGGTGGTCTTTACTCGCTCCTTGCTGCTGAGATGCAATTACCACTGGTGAAGCGCATCATGTCAGTCATGCAAAAGAAGAAGATGTTACCTAAGCTTCCTAAGGACTTGGTGAAGCCAGTTATTGTTACCGGGGTAGAGGCCCTTGGTAGAGGTAACGATCTTTCTAAATTAGATTTATTCCTTGCCGGTGCTGCTCAGGTCGTAGGACCAGAAGCTATCGGCCAGTTTGTTAATGTTGAAGACTACTTTAAGCGTCGTGCAACTGCTCTCGGTATCAAGACCGAAGGACTCATCAAGAGCGCCGAGCAGATGCAACAAGAAGCACAGATGCAACAGATGCAAGCTATGACTGAGAAGCTAGGACCAGCCGGTATTAAAGCCTTGAATGATCAAGCTATGGCCGGTAACATGCCATCAGTCGAACCACAAGAATAAATATGGAAAGCGTTACATTTAGCGAACCCACAGAACAGGAGAATATATCTCTTGAAGAACAGGCTGCTATGCAAGATGAGCAAGCCAAAGAACAACAGCCCGAAACGGCTGAAGCAACTCCACAAGACCGCCCTGAGTGGTTACCGGAGAAGTTTGATAACCCGGAGGCTTTAGCAGACGCTTACAGCAACCTCGAAAAGCAGTTCCACGAGAACAAAGCCGAGCCATCCGAGACCGAAGACAACGCCACCAGCGAACCAGAGGTATCCAACACTGCTGTCACCAGCGCATCCGAAGAATACTTCGAGACCGGTGAGCTATCCGAGGAGACCTATAAGTCCCTTGAGGCTAACGGCATCCCTAAGGAGATGGTTGATATGTATGTTAATGGCTACGAAGCCGTGGCTAACCAACAACAACAAACCTTGATGAAGGAGGCTGGAGGCGCTGAGAACTACGAGGCTATGTCCGAGTGGGCAGCAACAGCTTTAACAGACCAAGAACAAGAGGTGTATAACAACACTGTCGAGTCAGGGGATGTTAACGCAGCAACCATGGCGATCCGTGGTCTCTATGCTCGCTTTCAGTCGGACGGTGGAACACCTGTTTCTCTTGTCCAAGGGGACACCTCGGGAACAGCCGGGGCCATGCCCTTTAGCTCCTCTAAGGAGATGACGATTGCTATGCAAGACCCGCGCTATAGTTACGATAACAAATACCGGGAGCAAGTCTCACAACGACTATCAGTCACAACCGCATTCTAATTATGTCAGCTATTATTACTTACATCCTCGACAACAAAACTGAACTACTCAGTGCCATCTCTATGGTCATTGCTGCTTGTTCCGCTATCGCCGCTCTTACACCTACACCTGTCGATGACGGGTTGGTCAAGAAGCTTTACAAGGTTGTCGATTTCCTTGCACTTAACATTGGTCGTGCCAAACAAAAATAACAACATTTAAACACACACGCACCACATGTCTGTGTCTCTGCTAGTCAAGTTACTAATATCGTTTCCTCGGTTAGCAGAGGCATTTCGTGGTCTTATGGAAGCCTATGAAGAGAAACTATATGTTGAGCGTCACAGCAACATGCGTGATGTTATTGATGAGTGGATGCACTCCGACTCTTCGTCCGACAAAGCTCCCTTACTTTTTAGAGAAGGCAAAAGAGCAGACGTGGACAGCGGACCAGAAGCAGACGGTGGGGGAGATGTTACATTACATAAACGACCTAGAGAACAACCAACATGCCCGCTAAAAGAAAAGGATTGTCCCTTCGCAAAGAACACAAGTCAGACAAAGGAGGCTTAACAGAAAAAGGGCGCAAGTATTACAACCGAAAGACAGGTAGTAACTTAAAGAAACCGCAACCAGAGGGAGGCCCGAGGAAGCGGTCTTTTTGTGCGCGGATGTCAGGCGTCAAAGGCCCGATGAAAGATTCCAAAGGCAGGCCCACCCGAAAAGCTTTAGCTCTTAGAAGGTGGAAATGCTGAACCACAACCCCAACCCATAACCCTATGCCTCGACCTTCTCACTTACGCAAACCTTCAAAGTTAAGCATTAAACGGTTTAATCCAGATAGTGACAAATATGATTACGACTCCGCTCGAAAAGCGGGATTAAAACCGGACTCGGAAGGTCATTGGCCATCGCGAGATCCTAAGTCAGGACTAATTCTCAAAGGACGAAAGCATAAAACTTACGCTAAGACTGTTGCAGGTGAAAAGAAAGCTGGGTATGAAATTTACAAAGGAAAAGATGGTCGGAGTTACTCGCGAAAGAAAAAGTGACCAACAATCAAAACGCTAAATACAATCAACCCCAACACTAACAATAATAACACTATGCCCAAAGTAGGAAATAAGTCGTATCCGTATACCCCCAAAGGTAAGAAAGCAGCTAAGAAAGCCGCCAAGCGGAAGGGGTTGAAGATCATGTCGAAGAAGAAGAAAGGCAACGGATCTTGAGGAAAGTAGTTATTAATTCAACAAGTTTTATTGAATAACAATCATGGCTAAGATATGTCCTAAAGGAATTGCATGGGCCAAGCGCACGTTTGATAAGTATCCGAGTGCTTACGCTAACATGGCGGCATCTAAATACTGTAAAGATCCTAACTACGGAAAAGGTAAGAAGAGATCTAAATTAACAATCAAGCGTAAGAAGAACCGTGGGTGAACTAGCAAAATGGCGCAAGCAAGACTGGGTCCGAGTAGGAACCGACGGTAAAATCAAAGGCGCTTGTGGAACCTCAAAGAACAAAAAGAACCCCGATAGATGTCTTCCAAGATCAAAAGCCAACAGCCTATCAATCTCTCAACGGGCTGCAACAGCTCGCAAGAAGAAGCGTGCAGGATCAAAGGGCAAACAGTTTGTTGCCAACACCCCTGCTGCACGTGTAAAGCTGCGTTTAAAGAAGAAGTAGCTCTGGGAGATGTTATTCAAATAGATTTCCTCGACCACGTGCAAGATGCAACCGATGGTCCCCTTGAATGCTCAGTCTATGGTTCACTTACGGACATAGGCGATAACTACCTTACTGTTACCTCATGGCACGGCTGTGAAGATAACACAACAACTTTCACCATTATTACAAGCTGCATAAGTAGCTTGGTGGTGTTTAAACCAAACGTCATCATAAAGATAGACTCCCCCGAGGCCGACGATGAGACCCACTGCGGTGGACAATCAATAACTCCGAACCCGGTTACGGACACATCCGAATGAGGACAACCTTAACAACAACTAAAGAAAACCAAATATTATGGCTAACACCCTACCGTCCCGCTTGGGACTTGTTAACAATACGGGAACAGATGTTAATGAATTGTTCCTTAAGGTGTTCTCGGGAGAAATCCTGACCACCTTCGAAGAGTTCAACGTGATGAAAGAACTTCACACGGTTCGGACTATATCCAACGGTAAGTCTGCTCAGTTCCCTGTAACTGGAATTGCTGAAGCAAAATACCACATCGCAGGTCAAAACATTGCTGATGCTAGTACAGGATACCTCAGTCAGATTAAACACGCTGAGAGAGTTATTAGCATTGACGATGTCTTGCTTGCTTCAACCTTCATTGCAAACATTGATGAGCTTAAGAACCACTACGATGTCCGCAGCATTTATGCTCAGGAACTCGGTAAGGCTCTTGCCAAGCGTTTCGATCTTGCAACCATGAAGACCCTTACGGCTGCGGCCCGGACTGCTGCTACTATTACTGGTGGTAAAGCTGGTATCGCAATCGACGGTGGTGAGCCTGCTGACTTCACTGGAGCTGTCATTCAAGCCAAGCTCTTTGAGGCTGCTCAGAAGCTTGATGAGAACGACATCCCTAACGACGGCAAGCGTTTCGCGATCCTTAAGCCAGCCGATTACTACACATTGCTTGCCTCTGCTGAAGAGGTTATCAACCGTGACTTCGGTGGTCGTGGTGATGTTGCTACTGGTCGCATCCCAATGGTTGCTGGTATTAACATCTACAAGTCAAATCACCTTGCTGACGTAGCGACTAACCTTGCTGGTGTTACTACGGCTGGTTCTGACGGATCACCTTCAGTACAGAACGATGTCTTTGGCGGTGGAAGCCCCGGAGAAGGTTATAACGGTAACCTGTCAAAGACTCAGATCATCGGTGGACACCCATCGGCGATTGGAACTGTCAAGCTCCTTGACCTTGCTACCGAAAGCGACTACAAGGTCGAACTCCAAGGAAGCCTGTTCGTAGCTAAGTATGCTATGGGCCACGGTGTCCTTCGCCCCGAAGCTGCCTTTGAAATCAAAGACGCTGACTAATACCCCCTAATAACCCCAACGGTCGCACTCCTTTCTTTAATGATTGGGGTGCGGCCTTTTCCTTTTTTCCAATTACTATGGCTACCCTTACCACCAAACTTGACGCTGTTAACACTATGCTCGGTTACGTTACCGAAGCACCTGTAAACTCTATTGCTAACACTACTGCTTTGCCGCCATCTGCTGCACTGGCTAAAGGTGTTATTGACGAAGTGTCACGTGAGGTTCAACAAGATGGGTGGCACTTTAACACAGCCCAAGACTACACCTTGGAAGCCAATGCCTCCAATAAGTTTGTGTTACCTGACAACGTCCTACAAGTGGACACAGTTGACACCACCTACGATGTAGTCCAACGAGGCACCACATTGTTCGACCGTAAGAACTACACTGATGTATTCACTGAAGACGAGCTTAAGGTTAACATAACATTTTTACTTGAATACGAAGAGCTACCAGAACAGGCTCGACGTTACATTGCCCTCAAAGCATCCCGGATGTTTGCTAACAGACTTGTTGGCTCCCGTGAGATTGAGGCACTTATTTACCGTGATGAGATTCGCGCCAAGGCAGCTATGGAAGAAGCTGAAGGTAACAACTCAGATCGAACAATCTTTGACAACTACGACACTGCTACACGTATCGGCATCAACCGCCGCATTGACCTTGCTTAAACGATGGCTAACATAACAACTACCGTTCCTAACCTCATCCAAGGGGTCAGCCAACAGTCACCTCAGGTGCGCCTAGCTGGTCAATGTGAGGAACAGATCAACGGTCTTTCCACCGTCACCAAAGGGCTCACTAAGCGTCCTCCGGCACGGCTCATAGACAACCTAGGGGCTGTAGCTCTTGAGGGTGACTTCCTGCACTTCATCAACCGGAGTGAGACTGAAAGGTATGTTGTTACTATTGAGCATCGGACCACAGGTGACGGCTCAGGTGTTATCAGGGTGTTTAACCTAGAGACCGGAGTCGAGGCAGATGTTGAAGGCGACACCGGCGGTTACCAAGTCAGTAGTGATTATCTTAAATTAGCAACAGCTAACAAGTCCCACGAACAACTTAAAGCTCTTACCATAGGTGACAGCACGTTCCTTCTTAACACTGATGTTACTGTCGGTAAGACAACCGAGAAGTCCGAGGCGCTTGATTCGTCCCGTGCCTTAGTGTTTGTTAAACAAGGAGACTACTCTAAGAAGTATGGTCTTAAGTTCAGAGACAAAGGAACCTTTAGTGGCGGTGGCGCAACTTTTAATGTTACTTGGGCAGAGGAAAGGACTGGGTTCTTCGATAATAAATACATTTATCAAATCAGCAGTATCAGTGTCATTAGCGGTGGATCAGGCTACACATCCGACGATGAGCCAACGATTGAGTTTCCGA